ACCTAGGCTATGACATGTTTGACACCATCATGCAGGCCAGAGAACGTCAGGCTTGTAACTTGGCTGAGTTCTTGGTCGAACAAGCCAAAACACACAATCTTCCTATCGTCATACACGGCAAGGCCTACAAGCCCGACGTGCCTTACTGCATTGGCAGTTACAGCACATTGATCGGGCACTACATCGCGCAAGCAGGTCATCAGGTTCGATATGTTGACCCCTTGGCCGACGACGCTCAAGATGTGATCATTGACTTTGATAAACCCGCTGTGGTATTGATGGCGCACAATCGTTCAGTGACCTATGACTATGTGGCCGGAGATCATGCCGACCGTTTTTATTACAACATCCTATCAGGCAGTGTCATAGTTGATCCCTGGCGCAGATTGCCGGTCGACATGCCGGGCATGACTGTGCTACACTATGGAAACACCAGAAGATCATGAGTCCCATACCCGGCATGGATGATGGCATTTTTTACATACATGCTGAATGGCAGTTGTGCAGGATCATGTGGCCACGTCGCTGTGAAATCTCTGGCCGTAGATTATGGCCGGGAACCCTGGTGTATAGAGGTCGTGCGGCGCAATATGGAACATCAGTGGTCGAATATCGGTGGCATGACCAAAAAGAGCACTTGTTGTGGCAACTAAAGGAGTAACAATGAAATTTTTTGACCAAATAAAGAAACGGTTTACAAAGAAACCCGCCAAAGAGGCGGTCTCGCCTCGTGCGCCCCGGATAGAGAAATCTGCCAAAGACTTGGCCACCGAACGTGGTGAACCCTATGTGGCCATGCTCAGCATGGAAGTGGATCCAGAAAATCTGCACCAAGGCAGTTTTGAACTGGACTGGAATGAAAAATTTGTGGCCAATCTTGTCAGGGCCGGCTACCAGATGCGACCCGATGACACTGACAATGACATCGTGGATCGCTGGTTCCAGGCCGTGTGCCGCAATGTTGTGCTTGAAACCTGGGAGCAGGAACAGGCCATGAATCCCAATCGTGTGGTCAAGACACGTGACATCGGAGATGGTCGTAGCGAAGTATCATGATCCTGTATGTCAACGGTGATAGCCATAGTTTAGGTAGCATGATGTCCGAAGAGATTGGGACATCATTTATAGAAATACTGGCCAGACATCTTGGATATGAAATTTATAATGATGCAGAAGCGGCCAGCAGTGCTGAGAGAATAGTACGAACAACCAAAAATTACATCTCCAAACAACTTACCAACGATATATTTGTTGTAATCGGATGGGGAACATGGGAAAGAGAGGAGTGGGAACACGATGGAAAATTCTACAATATCATGTCGGGATGGTACAAGCACCTTCCAGACGCTCTGCAACAACAATATCATTTATGGCAATCCGGATTGACCCCAGATCACGTAGATTCAAGATCTCGACATATTCATGAACAAATTTTTCAACTCCATTTGCTCCTTGAACAAAATAATATTCCACATTTGTTTTTTAACTGTATGTATAACTTTTTTGGAATTGGACCATCTCAAAAAAAAGACTGGAACAACTGCTACATTGATCCGTATGACAGTGACGCAAGTTTTTATTGGTATCTTACCCAACGCGGATATGAAAGTGACAAATGGTATCATTTCAGGGCCAGCGGTCATCAAGCCTGGGGCGATAGATTAATAAGTTATATAAAAGAACACAAACTCTTATGATACTATTTGTCAACGGCGACAGCCACACCGCGGCTGCAGAAGCAGTGAATCCGCATGCCTTTGCTGAAGACGATGCAGACTTGGCTTATCTGGGTAGGACGCCACATCCGGCCAACTTGGCGGTCAGCTGGGGACGCAGACTCAGTGAAACACTCAAGGCCGGATTCCATTGTGCGGCCGAAAGCGCCAGTTCCAATTCTCGCGTCCTGCGCACCACACGTGACTGGTTGCGTCAACAAGTGACCTACAACGATCTGCTTTTGATCATACAATGGAGCACCTGGGAGCGTGAAGAATGGTTGCATGACGGCGTGTATTATCAAGTGGGTGCCAGTGGCATCGACCACGTTCCGCAGGCACTGCAAGAAAAATACCGAAATTTTGTCATTGGCACAGATTGGAAACAAAAAACCGAACAAGCTCACAGTGAAATTTGGGCGTTTCATAACGAGCTAGCCGATCAGGGCATCAAGCATATTTTCTTCAATGGCAACAATGATTTTGCCCTTGTCAAGGATCACCTCGATTGGGGCCACAATTACATTGGTCCTTACGACCCCAAACAAACATATGATGCCATAATACGTGCTCAGGGCATCGACACAGTTGCACCCAATTCATGGCATTTTGGCCCCGACGGGCATTCGGTTTTCCATCGTTTCATACTGAATTATATCATGAGCAATCGATTTATCTGATTGACTTCTGTCCAGCGTTATGCTATACTTGTTGTCTGAAATATGTTCTAGTAGATACTGCCAATCTTTTCTTCCGTGCCCGACACGGAGCTTTCCGAGCCAGTGATACCTGGGAAAAAGTGGGTTTTGCTCTGCACGTCACACTCATGGCTGCCAACAAAATGGCACGAAGATTTGAAGCCGACCACATGGTATTTGCCCTGGAAGGGCGAAGCTGGCGCAAGGACATGTACAAGCCCTACAAAAACAATCGTGCTGTGGCCCGTCAGGCACTCACAGAAACAGAACTAGAAGAAGACAAGATGTTCTGGGAAACCTATGATAACTTGACTAAATACCTGAGCGAAAGGACCAACTGTAGTGTGATACGTTGTCCTTCCGCAGAAGGCGACGATGTCATAGCTCGCTGGATCGCATTACATCCCCAAGATGAACATGTTGTAATCAGTAGTGATACCGATTTTGTTCAGCTGGTAGCCAACAACGTCAAACAATACAACGGAATCACCGACGAACTAATCACGGTAGAAGGAATATTCGATGCCAAGGGCAAAGCGGTTGTCGATAAGAAAACTAAAGAACCTAAAACAATCCCTAACCCAGCGTGGCTTTTGTTTGAAAAATGCATGCGGGGAGATAGCAGCGACAATGTGTTTAGCGCCTACCCAGGTGTCAGGACCAAAGGCACTAAAAACAAGGTCGGACTCCAAGAAGCATTTGCGGACAAAGACAAAAAAGGCTACAACTGGAACAACATGATGCTACAACGCTGGATGGATCCAGATGGTGTGGAACACCGTGTGTTGGACGATTACGAACGCAACAGAACTCTGATTGATTTGACAGCACAGCCTGCCGACGTCAAAGCCGTGGTAGATGCTGCCATACGTGAACAGATCTCGCACAAGGACGTGGGTCAAGTGGGAGTAAGATTCATGCAGTTCTGTGGCAAATATGAATTGAATAAGTGTTCGGAGTCGGCTGACAGTTTTGGTCGATGGATGAATGAAACATACAAAGGAGTACTCGATGACGTTAGTAGCTAAACCCGTGATAGACAATGAATTTTGGATCTTGCAAGAGAACAATCGCAAGGTAGGCAATGTGCAGGCCTGTGCCGGCGGATACCAGGTACGCATACGCAACGAAACCTCACAGTTCCCTACCATACGTATGGCTGCACAAAAAGTCAACATCAAGTTTGAATCAAGACCTCATGCCACTGCCGTGGTTCCTGACAACCTGGTGCATGGATATCCCATCCAGGGACGTGTGTACAATGCCATGTGGTCGGTCACACAACAGTTGCCTGTGTACACTCGCACTGCCAAGAGCAAATCATGGTTTGCGGCCGGCTGGTATCGTGTCAGGCGAGGTCGTAGCTGGCAGACCATGCTGGCACCCAAGCTCATAGTGTTGCAACGCTATGAACACGCAGGACCATTCCATTCAGAAAGTGATGCCAATGACCATACATCTACAGAAATTCGTTGACCGTGTGCGGGGTCAAGAAGCCCGCGGTGCCCGTGACCTGGTCATGACCATAAACGAAGCCCGTGATCTACACGCCGACATCACTCGCTTGTTGCTGGCTCTGCAGAGTCTGCAAGAACAACAAACCAAAATCGCCAACACAGACGTGTTAAAAGTGGAAATACAAGGCGGTGCATTCTAAAATATACCTATATTTTGGCATAAATAAATGTAGGAGTATTATGCCATGAGCCGACCCAA